TCAATTGCATTTTTAACTGAAGTCCATGCACGAGCAAAAACATTGGCTTGTTCAGCCATAATTGGCGCTCTAGTTGCCATTGTTGCTGACAACTCGTTAATTAACAAGTTAACGGCTTCTGTTTCATTTCCTTGATTAATTAAGGATTGAATGTGACGATACGTTTCGTTAGTCAAAAAGTTGTATTTTTGGCTAAGGTCTTCCAATGCTTTTTGTGGGTCTTTAGCTATTGTTGCAAACTCAGATACAACATCAGATATTGCTTTTCCTGTTACTTTAGACCAAGCAATCGATGCCTCTGCTATTTCTTCATATGACTTGCCAATTAAACTATTTTGTCTAACAATTAAAGCTAACGCTTCAGCGGCTTCTGTTTGAGTTCCTGTTATGTCAGATACACTAGAACTCATTGATTTTAATGCTTCAAAGGACACACCTGCGGCGTTACCTGTCTCTAGTAGCGCATTGTTTAGTTGAGTGGTGATTTCGTTCATTCGAGAATAAGCTAAGTAGGCAACACCAGCCACCGCAGCTAGACCAGACATCACTAACACGGTACGGCTTACTAACGACAACACGCCTTTTAGCACATTGCCAAAACCACCGAATGAATCTCTTAACTGACCACCCTGTTGAATGGCAACAAGGTAAATAGGCATACCAGAAGCCAATGATGTAACCACGTCAGTAATCTGAGCGGGTAACAGTCGCATCGCTTGCCGTGTCTGTTTAGCTGACATCTCGACTGAACGAAAAGATGAACTTGTGTCAAACATCTTATCAATCATTGGTTGGGCTTGTTGCCTAACACCCATTTGTTGCGCTCGATACTCTAATAACTCTTTACGAGTCATATTTAGCGTTAGCGCTTCTTCTTGCAGTTGTTTAATAAAAGCGTGACCAGCACTTGCGGCTTGAATCTTAGCCTGCTCAACTTGACGCAACTCATTTCGCAAGTCTTCAGTTTGTAGGGTAATGCCAGCTTGAGCCGCAGCCCAATCGTAATAATCAGCTTTTGTTTCTGTCGTAAAACGCTTAACAGAACGCGCCATTGAATTAACAGCGCGAGTGTTTTTCTTTTCTGTCTTTTCTGACGTTACGCCAACCGTTTCAATGGCTTTATCAGCCGTACCCATACCTTGCTGAGTGGCTTGACCTGCATCTTTAGCTTGTTTAGCAACCTTATGGAATGCACTTTCTGTGGCTTTTAAGTCTTCTGGTACGGTTGACTCAACGCCAATGCCAACTTTAAGATCGCCAATTTTATTACCTGCCATGTCAACCTCTCAAAATATCTTTCACTTTAGCTGCGACACGCTCGCCTTGTTGCTGATCTATTTCTGGTAGCCAAGGTGGAGGTGAGTCTTGATGACTTGATTTTATCATCTTGAGTAGGTAATGTCTTGACATATCACGCAATGTTTGCGCTTCCCACGGGCATAGCTTGACTTGCAAATTCTTTTGCCAAGCATATATCTCTTGATGGTTGATTGGGCTGTCGCCTGAAGTTGTAGACAAAATGGGGCCAATGGAGAATAAGTATTCAACCATATATTGCATTGAGCATGGAGGATACTCAATCTCTTTCCCTTGATCGTCAAACAATTCTTGACGACTTTTTTCATTTTGTGTATCAACCTTCAACTTTGGAATGGCATTTAGCCAAGCCAAATACTGCACGTAAGTTATCAGTTCGTTGAAGGCTGATTCGTAAAATTTACTTGGTCACCAATAAACCGTTCGACTTGCTCAGTAACAAATATCAAAGACCTGTCTGAAAAGACAGCCGAATACAAAGCAGCGCCTTCCTCACCGTCTAACTCAAAGTTTTCAGAGCCAGCTACGCATCGAACTAAAAAGTCAACACGCAATTCTTCCAACTCTTCAGATGGAATAGTTTTATTACGATACTTCTTAAACTTATTCGCCAAAGAGTCCTGACGCTTGCGTTCTGCCATTTGGTATTGCTTAGAACCTAAACCATATAATTTAATTAAAACAGGCTTGGTTTCTGCATCATCCAAATACATCGGGTCACCGTTAGGTGTTTGAATGTGGAGAACAGATATTTCAGATAAAGAATATTTCTTTAACGACATTACGTTTCCCATTAAAAAAGCAGGGTTAGCTGAGTTAGCCAACCCTTTTTTCTTCATAATACTGATTAAGCTGCATCAACGTGAACAATGCCAACGCCACTAGCAGATGTTGTGATTTCTAATGTCAAACTTGCGCTTAACATTGTGTCCACGCCTGTCATTGACTTTTGAAAGCCGACAACCTTAGCTTGGAAGTAATCAATTGCACCGTCTTGATAAAGAACTTTAAACGAATAATCGGCATCGCTATTTAAAGCGGCAATTGCTAACGTCTGACCTGCGTCATCGTCATCAATGCCGATAGTCAATACTTTCTGACCTTCGTTAAAGCTACCTTTGAATTTTTGTGTACCACGCGAGCCAATCGGGTTGTGCGTAACAACGTTATATACACGACCATGCTGACCTGCGTCAGTAATCTGACCAATGGGTGTTACCGTAAGAGCGGCGTAACCAGTTGAGTCAAAAGTTGCTGGAGTACCAGCAGAAATACTAAGTACTGCACCTGCTACAGTTTGAACACTCATTTTAAATCTCCAAAAACATCATGCACATTTTAGCTTACATGATAATGAACTGAAAAGTCTTGCATAGTCCCATAAAGACTAACTTCATCTTCGTAGGTTGACGTTGGTTCGCTTAAAGAAACCGCTTTAAATAGGTTAGCATTATTTAATGCTAATTCTACCAAAATTGCTAGATTACTGCACAAAATCCTAGTTTTTGCGTAGCAATTTACCTGAATACGATACATTTTAAGCGAATCTAATGATTCTATGTTTCGCCGACCCGAACCGCCTATCACTTGATACGTAATAAATGGGTCAGGGTCATTTTCAGCAAGTACATGTGGCGGTGCAAAATCAGGAAACACTCGATTTGGAGCAAGTGAAATAATTGCGTTACGGACGGCTATTTCAACTAACATATGTGCTCGCCAATGATGGGTTATTAATTAATTCAGCCAATCGTTCTGTTGCTCGCTTTGCCATAGCTGCGGGAGCAAGGTTTTTGGCTTCATCAAAACTACGGCGTACAAAGCCAGAGCCTTGACGCTGTATCGGTGTTTTCAATGGTATGTAATACGCATCCATTTCAGCTTGAGACGCACTTTTAGGATTTGGTCTAGCCGTGCCTATTTTGCTAGGTCTAACTAACGTTACCCAAGTACCATCTTTTTTAACTTTCATTTGATACCGTTGAATATGCCCAAATTCAACTAAATGCAAATGCTTTGAACTGCCTAATTTCATTTGTTCATCATTTTTGTCTGTGTTGCCGTAGTTGCCACGGAAACCTACTTGATACTCTTTGTAATTTTTAGTAGAAACATTATCTGCATAAGCGTGATACAAAGAGTTCTTAAGGTTGCTTGTTGGCCCGACAGGAACGTTTTTCATCAAAGTATTGTAATACTCAAGCGCACCCGCCCTTGCAGTAGATCGCACAACGTGGCTATTAATACCTTGACCAAGCGTTGCTAATTGTTTGCTAAAAGTATCAGTTAATGTGGTGCGGACTTTGATCATGGAGACGACCCATTAATTAGGCGGCAAATTAAATCAATATAACGCTTTTCATTTACGTGTGGCAATACAGCAGTTATTTCATATTGTAAACCGCTATAATTTACTCTCATCCCTGCGTTAACCCCAGGCATGTACCTTACTCTGATACTAGTTTTTACAGAAGACGCCAAAGCATCAGATTTAATTGTTTCAATGCCAGAGTTGTGCTTTATATCCGCCCAAACTGTTGCAAACGTACTCCATGACTCTACTTGCTGACCCGCGTCATCATATGATTCTTCAGACCAAACAGTAGCAAATTGATTCCAAGGGTCAATTTGATCATAGGTAGATGCTTGATGCTCTATCGTAATTCGTTTGTTTAATCTGCCAATGTCCATTATGACCCCATATTAATTCTGTATGGGTTTAATAAATAATTAGATGATTGAGGTCTCGCAAAAGATTGGTTGTTGCTTAC